CATGATAAGGTCCGCATCGAAGTGTGTATACTCTTCCACAATTCCAAGCATTTTTTTAATTGATGTTAGTATACTCTCCATAGCGTTTCTCCTTTACTTCTGGATTGTAATAAATTTTTTCATGCAGAATCCTTCAATTCCGGCAGCCGTAAAAACTTTATAGAATTCTTCTGTCGATTCGTTTTCGTCAATCATGAGTTCCGTTTGATAATCAACTTCACAAACAATAGTAGCATCAGTTCTTGGTTCCTCTCGAATATTTAGCTTTTTACAATTTGTAACAAAACCCATTTTTACATCTTCAGAGTTTTGAGACTCTTCGTGTTCCTCGATTCGATAATCATTTTTAAGAAGATTATCTTGATACATTTTTTGCTTTCCTCCTTTTATTTATGTCTCCATGGACATGTATCATTTTTAGTTCGTTCTATCGGTGCTAGAATCAATAGACTTTCGTCGCCATAATGGATTGCATTATGTGTTGAAAGCTTTGTTGAAATTACATTCTCTGGGTCAAAGACGACCGGACTTCGATTTATTAAATCATCGTAAGTAATCGGATTAATATGATGAATAATAATTGGTCCATAAATATTAAAACCTTCTACAGCCAAATCACATCCATTATCTCGAACGATTATCTTATCCCTAAATCTTAACCAATCATCTGAATGATAAAATTCTTGATTGACCCATCTTTGAAAACCAAAAGTTGCTTCTCCTACTTTTCCGTTTAACTTTAAATATCGATAACGCTCTTCAAAAGTAGGAAATTTAATTAATTCCGAATATGTCTTAATAGTCATCCGGATCACCTTGCCCACTATAATTTCTCATAGCATCAAGAGCATTCTTATATAATTCCTCTATTCTTTGCACCGACTGTAACGATTGAGTCTTGGCCTCAATCAACTCTTTCTGTTTCATGAGAATTTCTTTTTCGATCTTCTCTTTAGTTGAACCAAGTTTTAAATAATGAGTGATGACCTGAGAAGAAGCAGTACCGTCTCGCAACTGTTTTTCAGCAAGATCCACAGCCAAGGACACTAACTGATTCTCTCTGGCTTCTGGAGATAAAGCCGGTCTCATTTTTCTCGAAGATTCTGAAGAGGTTACAGCCTTAGCTTTCTTCATCCTTACTGCCTCCTCTCGTTTAATATTTACTGAATTATTGTCATGTTTTGCTTGGAATTTACTGAGTTCATTAATACTTCTACAGCACTTAACAGAGCCCATAAGGCTAACCTAAAATCCTTTGAAAGGAGAAAAGAAAGATAATATAAATGGTTAAACCTTATGAGCCCTGTTAAGCACTGTAAAAGTATGAGAATGATACCCAAAAATACCCTCCGGAGATTTTTTTAGGACCGGCGCGATGACAGAGGGGGTGCAGTTTTAGCGACACCCCCCTATATCATCCACCGTCGAGATTCATAACCGTTTTTGTTTAGAAAAATATCTAGAAAAATCTCTTTTTCACAAGAATAGCTTCCTTTCATCTATTAAATAGTAAATTGGCTACATTTAGGTATGGGTATCTTGCCTTGTGACCTTCTTGTAGATGTTTCTGAAATCGTATTTAATGATTTCATCAATTGCTCTTTCGATTTCCAATTCGTTTTCTTCTTCTGACAATTGATCTGAAGTTCGAGCAATTCTTCCTAAGTAAGCACAAGAATCATAACCTTTTTCCACATCGAACAAAAACCAAGAAGTGAACTGTTCGAATGGGTCGTAAGGGTTATCAAACGTTGTTAACATACATCTTCGCATAAACAGATCACTCCTTTCCTTTTAAGTATTTAGATACGGTGGTTGTTGAAATCCCAAGAGCATCAGCAATTTCGGCAGTGCTGTAACCAGAAGCGTTCATAGAAGAAATTTTGTTAATCTTAGCTGTGCTCAATGAGGTCGTATTTTTTGGTGTAGCTCGTTGTCTAAGATCGTCAATGTCCGCGTTATTTAGGATCTGCATGAGTTTGTTCTCGCTGATGGCTCCTGCCTGGATGGCTTCCCATTCACGATCAGTAATCTTTATGGTCTCTCTCTTGGCTCCGACAGCGGCACGTGCTTTAGTTAACTCTTGTTGACTGAGTTTCTTTATTTCGCCGGGCTTCATGTCGGGGTTAACCTGTTTTTTAGCATTGACGGAGGCATTAGCTATCACCTGGGCCTGCCGCTCGCGAGGGGCGTTCTTAAGGGCTACGTTAAGCTTAGCCAATAGGGAGTCCACCTCTGCTTGATAAGTAGCCTTTGCTGAAGAAGAGTAAGCAATTTTACCAGTAGTAACCATCTCTTTACGGGCCTGGTTTGCCAGTGACTTCATCTTATTAGCATACTCGGCATAAGCTCTTTCAGCCGGAGTGTTAGCATCTGACACAAGAGTAAAAGCATCGTCAGTCTCTGCCATTTTAGTGGATTTCTGAGTCCTAACACGGGTCTTTCCAGTCTTTGGGTCTGTGTATTCCTCATAGACCTCTTTGTAAATCAGTTTACCAGTTTCCTTATCAATGATTGGGCTGCCTTTTCTCTTTAAAACAGAAGTTTCCGATTTTGCTCTCGAGATTAAAGTAGACGCTCCTTCACTGTATCGGCCCTCTTCGTCATAGGTACCTTGGTATTTTTTCTTAAGAGACGCGATACCATTGTCGAGTTCGCTTTGTTTATAGTCTAATTTATGTTTTTCAGCATCGATGACTACCATACTATGACGAACGGCTCTTGCTAATTCGTCTTGAGTCGCTCCTTTTAGAGTCATATCTGTAATCAGATTACTAATTTTACCCATCTCCGTCTGGGTGTTTTTCATTAGTTTAAAAGTTCCTTCTTTTTTACCACCATACTCTAATATTGGATCAAATCCCTCAAGACCTTTTAATGGTGGAGTAGATGTTATTTTAACTTTACCCCCAGTAGGTATAACCATAACCGTATCACCGTCGAAATCAGCTCCCGATAAACGGGCAGCAACTTTACTGTTAATTCCGATAGCATCTACTGGAGCGTTTCCCAAAATCCTACGAGCTTCAGCATGTTTATTATTAACGGTTAGGATTGGAATCTCAAATGTTCCACCATGAGGAAATCGTACAAGTGCTACTTGTTCGCCATTTTTATAGTTAGGAGCATATACTTCATTATCTTTCATAGACGTAATAGGTAATATTACCTGATACTTTTGTCTTGGTAAAGCCGCTGCCTGTAAATGTATAGCGGCGGCATCGCAGTCGTCGGAAAAAGACTTTAATAGCACTTTTTTAACTGTCGGATTCGTTAGCGACATGATCTCATCAAATTCTGCTTGTTTATCAGCCGATGCCAAATTAAGTTGTTTTTTTATCAAAGTTATACTTTGTTTAGAAAGAAACTGGGAGGGTAAATTTTTACTCCATTCGCCCCAGTCTCCTTCTTCAGCTCTCTTATTAATAAGCGATAGTTGACGTTTTCCATCCTTGTCAATGTAATAGCTTTGACCTCCTGCTTTAATCAAAGAACCGAAAGGATTATCAGGATCATTTGTAATATTTTTAAATACGTTCTCTTTAGGGGTTCCTAGTTTTTTATTGGTATTAAAAACGATATCAACTCCATCTGGTATATTGTCAGAGTATACAGCCATTCCTTTCATGTATTTATTGTTGTCTACCAGAATACGAACTTGTGCGTAATGGGATTCTCCTAAAGAAAGATCATCTACTCCTCTTCGAATCTCAATTAAACCGTCTTTGTCTATCCCGCCTTCTTCCGCGTAACGGATTTTAATACGTTTAGAATCCATACTTTTTGGATAAACAAAAGTGTCGAAAGTATCGCCACCATCATGAGAGACGTAGTCTCTAAGAGAATGAACTTTGCTAAAATCGTATATCTCTTTATGTTCAGTTCCGGGAGGGCATAGGACTTGAATATTGGTTTGTTTTCCGGGATTAGTTACTTGGGGAACTCCTCCTCCATAAACCTTATAACCTTCCATCTCCAAAATATAAAGAGCCTGTTTCATTTTTTCTTTAGAGATTCCTAATTCACGCTCAACACCAACACCAACGTCGATCATACCTTTTTCATCAACTTGTTTCTTTAAAAATTCGGCAGTTTTTCTAGCTTGATTCATGCGAGCTTCAGCATCTTCGTTAAGAAGGGAGCGAATCGACGAGTCGTTTTTATAACCCATCTTTTCTGCAATTTGATTAAGAGAATATCCCTTCTCTCTTAAACTTTTAGCCGTGGCAACTTCGAGAGATCTTCTTTCATCTTTTGCTAATCCGACTTGTGTTCTGAGCTGAGTAGTTGTTAAACCCATGTATTCTGCTATTTCTTTCTCGCTCATACCGGATTTTTTTAATTCATTTACTCTGCTGAGAAAATCACCGCTACGCTGATACGGGTTTTTACCTGAACCCCAAGGATAACGTCCAGAACGTCTCGGCATACCGTAATGTTTTAAAATATCTTCCGCAATGGGATTCATGTTTTAACCCTCCTATTCTTTGATTTTGTTGATTATTTTATCAAAGGTGATAATCTTATCCATGATTAGAACAATATCCTCTGCTGTAGGTTTGTGATGTAAGATTTCGTCAGACTGATAAATTCTCAATTCTATGTCAATATCCGAAGGTTTAACTTTGTACTCCAAACAAAAAAGAGCAGCATATATTTCAAGCTGTTCCATTCGTGCAGGGATAATGCCTGATTTATAGTCGTGAATCCTTAACAAATTATTTCGAAAACAAATTGCATCAGCTGTTCCAAAACAGTTCTCGGAATAGAATAAAGGTTGTTCAACTGTCATTCTAAAACCGATTGCATCATTCACATACATGTTTAAGGTTTTTCTTGACTTCGGTAATTTTTGTCCAAGTCTA